CTGGACTTGCCACCTATCAGTGTGGCTGCCGCTTTGATCTTTGTGGCAGCAGAGTCACTGGCATCCAACTCAAGATCGTCTGTGAAGCTGACCGCATTGATGCTGTTGCTGGTGCCTGCCAGTAGCTTGTTGGCTGCCACAGCAACGTCAGTCGGATTAGCAGTGGCGTTGGTGGCGTTGGCCTTGACCGTCTTGGCCGCCATCGTCTCCAGCTTGCTGTTCTGTACAGCATTGTTAACCAACTCAGCAGTGTCCACCGAGTTGTTTGCCATGTTGTCCAACTCAACTGCGTCAGTAGCAAGCTTGGCGTTTGTGACTGCACCGGAGGTGATCGATGCACCTGCAATGATGTTGTTCAGCTTGGCTGCCGTTACGGTATCACCATCTGCAAATGATTGTGTGGTGCTGATGTCTGGCATGATTGCCTCCTAAGCTTTCTTAGCTGCCTTCTTCTTGGGTGCAGGTGTGACACTGCTCGCAGCTTCTGCTGCTAGTTGAGCCGCATCTGTGCTTTTCTGTACCCCGGCTCTCAGGAAGATCGCGAGTAGGCTTGGTACTGCCACCTGGAGAAACTCCGCGAGACTTAGCTCCGATGACATATACAAACCAAAGCTGGAAACGATCCCAGCTAGTCCTGCATATACTGTCTTACTTTTCCACATATTAATACTTCTTCTTTGCTGTTTTTGCTGCCTTCTTAAAAGCTTTAGCGGTTGGTGCGCCTTTGCTCCCAGGTTTTCTCATCTTCTCTCCGCTGCCTGACTTAATGCGTTTCCGCTTCGCGTGTATGTTCTTGTATAAGCTCATTGTTTTTTAAGTAGCTGTCGTATCTTCAAAATTATGTAAATCAGGCTGGCGACACTGATGCCAACCTTGAGGATGAGATCAATCTGCACCATCCAGTTGCCGATCCCAACAACTGACGCAATAGCCGTCTTGATATCATCGAAATTCATCTCCTGTTCCACACTCCGTTGGTGCTTCTCTGCCACTCACCAAACTTGTATTCCTCCGGTTCCCAGGTCTCGATCTCGAAGCCTGTGAAGCCCAATCTTACGTCACGAATCGCTCCGAGGTTGCTGCATCCGATCCCCACCGCGACTGCCCACAAGCAGATTATTGTAATTGCGATGTTGCTCCCTAATCTCCGCGACTCTTTGCTCGAGTTCGCAAATGCGGCTTGTCTGGTCTGACTTGATGGCATTTATAGAATCAATGAGCTTCACCAGAATTTCCCGGTTCTCTGCTAGAGAGTCGGTGAGACTTGTCAAAAGAAATTGAGTCATTCGCCAAATGTAGTAGCTCATTGCTACTGTCATGGCGATTGGTGCCCCCAGGTCTTTGATTGTCTCTGTGTCCACTCATCCCCCCAGCGGACTGACTACTCCTCAGCAGGAGTCTCTTCTGTTTCTTCAGCAGGTGCTTCAGGTGCTTCTGGTGCCTCCCCGGCAGGTGCCCTAGTGAGGCCCAGTTGGACTAATGCGAGATTGCCGATATATTCTTGATCCGACACATCTGACCCCCAAGCGTCCCAAGTTGCTCCTGTTACATTTAGAAGCGAGCTGAAGATCGGTGAACTGCTCCAAGCCTCTTCGCCTTCCACCGTCACCTTGGCATAACAGGCAAGACTGAACTGCATTCCGAACTCCACACCGGAGTTAATGCTGATGTCCACGCGAGATGCGTTAAGCGACTCTGTGGGTGTTGTGTTAATGCTAAACATAAATTACTCCTCGCTAGATCCTGCTGCCGCCGGTTCTTCTGCCGGTAGACTTGCGGTATATGCTGCCTTCACCTCGTCAGTCCAAAGTGAGTTAGCAACCGCTTGCACCCTCGCATCTTCGCCGCTTATATCGTCTGTCGGTGCGACAACGTGCCGGTGAAAACTGCGGCTGACTTCTGCACCATCGTCTTTGATGACGGTATCTGTGCGAACCGAAATGACGGAGTTTGCACCCACGTTCATCTCGCCAATTTCTGTTATTTTTTCTAATGCCATATTAAGCTGTGTATTGTGCTGCAAAAATGAGTGAGTTTTGGTTCGCCGTTGTGCCTGTTGTTAATGAATCAACTCCCGCGCCCAAAATGCTACCCGCAACTCCGCTCAGTTTTGTTAGCGTTATGTGAGACGCACTAACTGTGCAATAACCAGCACACGGGAACTTACTCGACGCAAACGAACCTGCCTCACCAATATATACTGTTCCGTAAGCACCACTTCCCGCGACGGGGAACGGCAAACCGTTAATTCGTAAAACGCCAGAACCACCAGTAATATCGACATCATCTGTTCTGATGGTGGCTTGAACTAGAACCGTATTCCCTATCCGAGTATATTTAGCACTCAGAACATCCATATCCATCGTAGCAAATGTACCCGAACTTGGGGCATAGACAGGCGTCCAAGTTCCTGTCTCGTATTTGTCTAACGTGTAGGCTTCGCCAGCAGTTGCATCTGGGTTCGTCGGTGATGTCTGCAACGCTATGCCGTTGGCGAAAGTGGCCAAGCCGGTGCTGGCTACTGTCAGTCTAGGAGTGCCTCCGGTGGCCAAAATCAATGCGTGTGCCGTTGAACCTTCGGTCGAGTTCAGCGTAATGCTTTCGTTCTCTTTCGGAATGACTTGAAGTTCAGTCCCGCCAGTGGAATTGCCAACCGTCAACGCAGTCGCGTGACTCGCTGGGCCAGATATATCTACCGCGCCGGTGCTGGATATGGCGAGACGAGAAACAGCATTCGTTCCAAACTCCATAGCGTTGCCGCTGTGAACGTATTTTATAAACCCGCGATAAAGGTCGTCATTCTCATTGCCGTCTGCAAAGTACAGATAACCGCCAGCACTCGGAGTGTTAAAAGTGATGCCAGCATTCACCGAACTGCCGTTCGTTAAAATTATGTCATCAGCATCAGCTTGAGCCGAGCCACTCCCCGCACCAACTATTAGCTGATTATCCGCAGGAGTCGCTTGAGTGGTTCCGATTCGTGCTGCGGCGGCATTCAACTGAACCACCGGCTGAACTTGCGACACGCCGCTTGCGCTTGTCGTGCCATCCGCTGCGCCGCTTCGGTCTTGCACCATTCGCGATTGCGTTGGGTTTGCAAATGCTAGGTCGTAGTCGGAGACGCAGCCGGTTTGAACAAAATTATTTGAGACGCTTGCTGCGTTTAATTGAATTGATGCCGGTGATGCACCAGTGCCTCCAAACAAGTGAATATAAAAATACTGAATTGCTCCTGCCGGTGCGGTGAAATCGCAAAAATTTGTCTTAGACGCTGCAAGACTAACATCTACATATCCGGCTGAACTATAAAGTCTGGCTTTAGCACTTCCGGTTATCGCACCAGTGGCAATGGTAAGGCGATATTTTTTGCCAGCGACCAAAGTTCCTGCTGGCAGCGCGTAATGTATGCCTTGTCCATCGGATGTCGCACTAAACGTCAGAACATTGCTCGCAACGCTTATATTAATAGGTGTGCCAGATATTCCCCAGCCAAGCGTAGGGCCAGAAGTGCCGTAATTGCTATTGAAGGTGGCTCGGTCGTTAGTGTCGTTTCCGGTGTCGGCTTGATTCGTTCCCCAGTTTTTCCAAGCTGCGGTAGTAATTACGTTAGCTGCGTCACCATACTGGTCAGCAAAATCAACGTCTGCCCGCTCGAACGCTGTCCTCACCTCATCCGGCTCAAGTGTCTTGTTCCAGAATCGGCAGCGGTAAATTGTTCCATTAAAAAAGCCACTGGCCGCACCAACGTCTTTGCCAATTTTCGCATCCGTGCAACTGTCTATTGTGGGCGAACCAACTGTTGCTGTCGCGACTTCATTTCCGTTGTCGTACAGCTTGGCCGAAGTTCCATCGACGGTCAAAACGAGATGATGAACTTTCAAGTCGTCCAAGACTTTGACGCCAAAGTTTCGGTCGCCAGTATCGTAGATGCCAAGGTTGTATGAGTTAGCCGAAAACGAGCCGAACTGAAATCTACCGCTCGTCCCAAAGTCGGTTATGATACTGTAAGCCGAGCCGAAAGAGTCGGCTTTAATAACATACTCAAACGAAAACTTCGTTCCCAAATCTGGCGGCGAGGCAATGTCGATGTTTCCCGCCGCACCATCAAAATGCAGACCCGCGCCGTCTGAGCTATTAACTAACTCGCGGACGATCTCCCCGCCACTAGTTGTGGTGGAGTTGTTAATTATGTTGGCTATGCCCACTGCTTAATCCCCCAATCTGCCGCTGTGGCTTACGTTCACCTTGCCTGTGCCGCTTGCGACTCGGAAGCTGATACCTCCGGTATAACCAGAAAAGCTAATCACTCCACCAGTGCCATCCTCATCTGCTGTGCAGGCTGCCAGAATGCCGGTGTAGTTTGTTGTGCTGCAAGCACCTGCACCACTGGCAAAATTAGCCAACCTATAGAACACCGGAGTAGTGCCTACGTTCTGGATCAGCAGAAACGCAGGTGAACACTCATCACTTAAGCCTGTGGGGGTCGATGCCCCAGTTGAAACGCTTAATTCCTCGTTAGTTGTTGTGCCAAAGTTGGCTAGTGCATCATTCTGTCTTGCCATCGTTTATAATCCCCAAATCTTTTTTACTTTTTGTCGGCTGAACTCGCTCCTCCAGCCTTTCTTAGAGTTTTCTTGCCGGTGGTAGCCGCGCTTGATCATCTCTGACTGAGACGGTGCCTGGCGCATACCTCCGATGGCGAAACTCGTTGGCACCTCAAGCTTTGCCCAGGTGCCAGTGCCATCGCTAAAATTATCGAGGTCGGAGGAGACCAAGAACTCCTTGATCTCCCCCGTCTCGTGATTCTTGAACTCAACTAGAGGCATCAGTCAGCCTTAAACACAGGTATCCAGTACTTAACTGAGTTTATGCTTATCAACACTCCCTGAACATCACTTGCGCCAGGAGTAAGACTATCAACATTATACTTAGTTAAGTTGGTGCTACCGTCCTTGTCTGTACCGTCGATCTTTGCGTTAGTGAACTCCAAGAACGGAGTAGCAGACTGTGCTGTGGTGGTATCACCGTTACTTGCTTTAATCGCAATCGGTTCTTGACCGCTATTGCCGCCCTTCAGCCTTCGGCCTTGAAGCGGGTTACCTACATTTTTAGTACTCATATCTTATAATCCTCCTGCCTGATCTATTTCCTCCATCGCGGCAACCATCTCATCTCTGGACGGCGCCTCGACTTCAGTGACTGTCTCTTCTACCTCCTCCGGGTATGCTGGCTCACCGTTGACCGTCTGCATCTCTACTGTGGCGAACTCATCGCCCAGCGATTCCACAGAACCGTCTATTGTGAAGCTAACAGCATCACCCACCTCGGGGGCGACCATCACGCCTTCCTCGTCTGCAACTTGCAGAGCGGTCAGCGGTATTTCAACTTTAGGCATAAAGCAAAGTAGCCAGGGAGGCTATTAACCTCCCCGGCTTGTTAATTAGCTGTAGTTGGTGACCGAGTAGATTTCTACCAGGTGAGAAGCTTGGAGAACTTCACATCCGTAGTAGAACTTGAATCCAACCGTGGTCAACTGAGCCAACGGATCAGACTTATCTGCTCCCTGGCTAATGATCATCTTCGGTGAGTAGGCACTCATCGTGGACAAGTTCACGCCACCATAAGCCTGGTCACCCACAACGAATGTGGAGAACTTAGTTCCAGCAGCATTGTAGGTGTACTGAGCGTTGGAACGGAACGGATTAGTAGTCGTGACGACACGAACCCCCATGTAGCGACCTGCTTCACCGCGATAAAGCTGATCCACATCGCCGTACTTGCTTGCCTCCAACCAGTCATCATCATTCATTAAGTCACGAGCGACTTCAGGTGCCATGACGGCAGTGAAGTAACCATTGCTCGTGCGAGCGTTGTTGACTCGGAGGTTGGTGCTGGCATCGAGAATGTCGAGCGCAGTCATCGCGTCATCAGTTCCACCGACATCGCCATATGCTCCTCCTGCTGCGGCACCGGCAAAACGCTTCTGCTTGCCGGTGACATCGCTTCCCAACTTGTTGCGGAGAATCTCGTCAACCTTGAGCGCAGCGTCCTGTCCGTTCTGGATCGTTGCCTGCTCCATGTGGTTGAACAACTCAACCGCACTGAGCAAGTCGGTGATACCTACGACCTGACCGTACTGAGTCAGTGTGCAGGACACGCTTTCAAGCTCCAGACGCTTGTAGTCTGCTGCCGCAGGCGCGGTGCCTTCTGTCAATGCGTCGATGTCTGTGGTGTCACTCTCTGGGTAGCGGAAGAACTTTACGTCTTTGCTGCCGATCTTAGCGGGGAGAGGTGCCTTATATGCGAACTGATCAAGAACGATGTTCTTGAGAGTCTGCTCCAGTAGCTTCTTATCGAAGTAAGTTTGTAACGAATTTTTGACATCATCTGCGCCATTATTCGTTGTGTTGGTTAATCCTGTAGCCATGTTATTTTAGTTAATTTGCGAACATACCAACCCCGGACTCGTCTGCATTAGACATCGCCTTCAATAACTCGTTTCGCTGCCTATCAGCGGAAAGTTTATCGAATGACTCTATCTGCATCGTGCCTCCAGGTTGGCTACCGTTCAGTGTTAGTTTCTCTTCATACTCAGCGACCTGCTTTTTCAAGTCACTGACCTGTTTTTCCAGATCAGAAGCGCGGTTAGCTTTCAGGTACATATCCGCAGCTTCTACTGCGTCTGTAATGCCTTCCGGGTATTGAGTCAGCACAGGTTTACGTTCCAACAGTTGGCCAACCATCTTGAACAGTTCACTCTCCTGGTCATTCAGGTCTTTGTGAGTAGCAGTAGCCTGTTTCCAGTTGGTGTCCCACTTGGACACAAACTCGGCTTGTTGTTTTTTCTGCTCCTGCTCAGTTGCGGTTTGCCGGGCCTGCTTGGCAGCTTTCCGGGCTGCCTCAGCGTTGGCATGATCGCCCTCATCCTCGAACTCCTGAGCTATAGACTCATACTCCTCGGGTGAGTAGCGACTGGTGTTGGTGCGTTGCTGGATTTCCTCAAGACTCTTCTCGTGGCTATCCTGGTACGCCTTCTTTTGAGCCTCCAACTCCTCGCGTTCTTTCTTCAAGGCAGCCTTAGCCTCGTTGACTTCACGCCAGGATTTGTTGGCTCGATCCTGTGACTTTTTAGCTCGGGAGTACTTGGACTTGGGTTCTTCCTCCTCCTGTGTCTCCTCGGGCTTTTCCTCAGCCGGTTGCTCCGGCGCTTCTTCTTCTGGGGTGTCTTCCTCCTTGGCAGACTCCTGACTAGGTTTCTCGACCTGCGGCATCGAGATGTTGTTCGCAGTTAAGTCAAACGCGCTTGCATCAGCGTCAGCCAATGCGGATAGCAGTTGCTCGCGTTCGCTTGTCACCTGGCTAGGTGCTTCTGTCGTCGTTTCAGACATAAATTAGTTTGCAGGCTGCCTCAGCCATTCCAGGTCATCCGTCACTCCTGTGACTTCCTCCTCGGGTTGCTGCCTCACTGTGGCTAAACCGTCTATGGTTGCCAGTGCGGCTTTGAACCCGGCAGCTTGACCTGCCTGGTAATGCAAATCTGCTGGGGCTGAGATTAGCCTGTCGCAATTAGTAATATGCAAGTTTCTCAGGTGGTGCTGTAGGTTACTCCCTACTTCACTCCTGAGAAACTGCTGCAACTTGGCAGCGTGTTCGTTACTCCACTCAGGTGGATCAACCCACTCCGGCACCTGCCGGAATGTTCTCCACGTTGTCAGGAATCTCCTCAGTTTGTTGAACATCTTGCTCTGCTACTTGCGCGGCTGCCTGTTGCATCTGCGCGAATAATTTCTGTAGTTCTCCCTCAACCTGCTTGCCGGTCTTGGGGTCTGCCTCCTTCAATGCTTCCAGGTGCTGAACGATATGCTGTTCCAGCATCTGACCCTCTGCTGGCTCAGGTGCGGCACCTGTGTCTGCTCTGCTTTGGATGTAGTTGACCACCGTCTGGATATGCACCATGTGGTCATCGGAGTCCTTGACTACTGCCGGAAAACCTAAGCGCAGAAACGTGATCTCGTTGGCCTGATCCTCGGCTTGTGTTGCCTGCTGATCCATCGGGTCTTGGTACAAACGCTTGACCAGAGTTGCGTCATCCGACTCCAAGATGCTCTTGCGTAGTTGGCCTTGATTGATGAACGGATCATTCGTAAACATCTGAAAACGAGTGACTGCCTTCTGCATCAGCAGTTGCTTGTTGACTCCGTCCGCACTGCCAGTTGGCTGGATGCCGTAGTTCTCGTGCAGTGCCTCCTGGGGTATCTGCTGGGCAGTGTCGAGGTACCAGTAGTCCAGGCTAGTCTTGTCGTACTGAAGCAGTAGAGACCAACTCATCCGGTAGAGTTTGCCCAGTGCTATGCGGAAGATTCGCATCCGCAAATCACTGCTCTGCTGGTACAAGCCACCGATAGCCTGAATCTCAGTTGCCGTCCTGCGCTCAGTGTTCTGGAGTGTTTGCGTCAGGCCAAAGTCAGGTGTGCTAACCCGGTTCTGGGCTAACTCCCGCACGATGTTCATCTGTGTATCGAACGAGATCGGAGGTGACTGATGAGCCACCGGCTGAATGCCAAACGGCAGGATGCTGCCAGGTGTCATGCGGAGATTGCCGGTGTTTGGCATGTCTCTCTCAGCGCGGAATAGCGGACGATTGTAGACTGTCATGCAGTCATTCTTCTCGTTCATCAGCTTAGTAAGCTCGGCCTCCATCGTGGCTTGTAGCTCAACTACTCCTCGTGGACTGTAGAATCCTGGGTCTTTGATTTCGTAAGGAAAAGCGATGAACGGTGGCTTGCCGTGCTTGTACGGCACCTTCATCATCGGGCGTAAATCAATCTCAGGCTGAGTTGGCGAGAATGTGCAAATGCACCACTCGCCAGTCTTCTCATCGCGGAAATACACCTCCCAGACGATGATCTTCTCGTCATCGCTAAACGTCAGACCTTCACGCTCAAACTTGGTGTACTCGGTGTCCATATCACCGGCATCGTTGTTGTAGCTGCCAGATATCTGGCTAATGACCTCCGGGTCTTGATTCAGGTGTTTCTGCCTGCGATATGAGTCCAACGAGTAAACGCTGATGTGACAAATTCGGTCTGCCTCCTCGATGCTCCGAGTCCAACCCGGAACAACGAAGTGCTGAGGATCAATGCTGAAATAATTTAGTTTTTTAGCTTTTGCGTCCCAAAGCACCTTCATGATGCCGGTGCCACTCACCAGCATTGCGTCCACGGCACTCAGCACCTCAGTCTCCAGGTTAGTGCGTTGTTTCAGCCTGTGGTCAAACCACTGAGCGGCAGCAGTTGTGTATTCGGCTACCTGCGGTGTGGTGGGGATAAACTGAGCGATGAGGTCTGTGGCGAATAACTGCTGAAAGTAGGCAGGCTTCAGTTCGCTGATCGTTGTGTCTACCAGCGGAAAGTGTACGTCACTGGCACCGGGCCAAGGCTTGTTCCTTCTCCTCAGACCGTGGTGCCGCATTTCGTAGAACATCCGTTGCCGGGTGTCCCACACGCTACGATCTGCCAGGTCTTGAAGTACTGATGCGTTTAGCTGCTCACGCGATTTCATACAGAATAATCGTCTTCCTCGTCATCCTCCTCATCGTCATCCTCAAGCAAATATCCCAGTGCTTGCAGTGACATCAGGCAGGAGTACATCTGGAGGCCACCGATCAATGAGGCATCGTCCAGGTCGAACTCTTCTTGGTACCTAGCCACCAGTTTCTCGATGTCAGAGCAGAAGCACTCAAGTTGGCCTGATAGCTTCATGACGCAAAAAGACGCACCGTTGTGATGCGTCTCTGCTGAGTTTGGCAATTTTTTCAGGCGGTGCTGTTACTTGCCTATGCTGTTCTTCTCTAACTGTCTCTCGTACTCGACTATCTGCTCAAGTGCGTCTTCCACAAACTTCTTCGCCTGCGGTGATGCCATGTAGGCATCTTGGAATCCACGCTCATTGTTTAGGATCAGTCTCTTCGTCGCGTCCAACTTGATGCTGGTCGCGCATCCGCATCCTAATCCAGTCAAGCTTGTCAGTAGCACGATCCTCAACATCCTGCTCAAGTTTGCGTTTTTCTGCTTTTTTGCCATAGCCAAGTGTTTCTTTCAGTATTTCCAGTATTAACCTGATTGTCTGTAGTATGCTCATCCTGTGTGTAGCCCCATGCTTTCCCTCAGCTTGTGGTCACCTGACCACTCTGCCATCCCTGCCTCCAAGACCTCCTCCAGGTCAGGCTGCCAACGCTTCTCCCACATGTACTGATCTGAGAAGCTTGCCATCGCCATCACCAGCGCATCTGCGCGGTCAGGAGAACTAAAGCCTCTCGACTTCATCTCCTTCTTGCTCTCCAGGTTCAACTTGCCGGTTTTGCTGGTGGCTACTCTTCTGGTGGTCAACTGACTATGCAGAATCTCGCAATCTGGCAGGATAGCCTCACAGCGGTCTATCTGTCTGGCAGCTTCAAACCACATCTCCGTTCCACGGTTGGTGTAGCGATCCGGGTCATGCGCTCTGCCGCCCAAGTTCACCTGGTGGATCGGCCACCCCATCTCTGCAAGCTGATGGCACATCGGCAACCCTAGCCCACCTGCATCACCAAATATCTGCTCAGGCTTTAAGCCTGCCTTCTCAAACTCCAAAGCAAACCGGGCACAACCTGCCATCGTATTTGCCTCTCGCCAGGCAACTAGCTTGGTGATCTTGTTGCCTACTCTCATGCAGAACACAGACTCATCGCCTGCTGCTGCAAAGTCACATGCCGCCACCACCTCATGACCTTCTTTGTTGGGTGGACTATCGAGGCACTGCATCAACGTGTCCCAGGGCACCACTAAGCCTTCTCCGCTTGTCTCCTGAAACTCACCAAATATCATTGAGCGGATCAGCGGGTGGTCTTTGCCCCACATCTCCATCTGCTCCTCTATCCAACTCTGCTTGATGTGTGGACAGTCAAACGCAGTGACGGTGTGCAGCTTCCACCACTTCTGCTCCTTGCTGAAGATTTTGTAAAACTTACCAGTAGTTCCACCCGGAGAACTCATCGCCAGAATGCGGCTTGGCTGAATCCTAGCTACTGCCTCGAATAGCGTTTCATCAATCGATTTACACTCATCGAGGCATATAAAAACATTACCGTGGAAACCTTCAAAGCGGTTTGGGCTATCAGTAGCAAAACCTAGAATCCTGCTGCCGTTGTCCATCGTCAAATCTGTCTGGTTGATCTGCATACCCAACCCGGCAACCTTGCTGGCTAGTGCCCGAATCTGTGGCCACATCTGCTCCTTCACCTGGCGATAGACTCCTGACGTTGTGATGACAATCGAGCCAGGATAGATGAGTCCGTACCACAGCGCAGCGGGTGCGGCGATCATGGCAGTTTTGCCACTGCCGTTAGCTGCCTTCAGTGCTACTCGGGCACCGGGCTGACTTAGATCAAGCAGAACTTTCTTCTGCCAGTCATACAGCTTTAGCCCGAGGTACTTCTCAGTAAATACATCGCAATCCGCATCTCTTGAGGATACTTGGGTCTTGGTTTTCGACCCAGACTGTTTTCCTGCTGACTTGCGTTTTGTCGTGTTTTGTTCTGTTTCCGACATAATCTCCTACTTGGTACGGTCTGATAAAATTGCCTTCACTGTCTGTGATCTGATAAGCGGCAACCAGATCACTGAGCGGGTGGTAGCTGAACAAGTAGAACGGACACTTGAAGCTTTTTGCGGCCCACTGCCCTGATTCCATCTTGTTCCAGGTCATCAACTCTTTGCGGTAGGTGCCAAACTTGCACTCTCGCGTCTTGATCTCTGCCACCGCCTTAATAACTCCACCACGCACGAACAAACCGTCAAGATAGCTGTATCTCTCGTTGGTGTATACCCACTCATCGCCTGGGTGGTTGGCTAGAACGATATCCACGCACTGCTGTTCGTCTCTGTCTATTGCCACCTGTGCTTCCGCTTTCTGTTGGCTATCAAAGCCTTCTCTCTGTCATCCCAGTACACCTGAAGCCTCCCTGCCGCCACCTTGGCCTCCTGCTCCGTTGGGTGATCTCCAAGTGTCTCATACGGAAAAACGCCACCACGGTTCAACCTCGTGCCAGCAGGAGCATCTGTGCCAAAGCTATTCGTCCACAAACGCCAGGTGCCATCATCGTTCTGCCTCGCGAAGACTGTCATTCCTCCTCAATAGTCACATCCAGCCCAGTCTCATGCTCGTACTCCTCCATGCACTGCATCCTCCACTCATCCACAAACTCCTCAAACTCCTCGTCAGGCTCAAAGTTCAACTGCACCCGAGTCTCCATGCCACTGGCGGAACAAACCGCCTTCAGCCGGTACCACCTGCCGCCACGGTTGCAGGTCAGGATAAACGTATGGACTGGGGGTGGAGGCGTCATACTGCAACCATCTCAAGATCATGCATCTGGCTCATGAAGCAGAACACCTTCTCCTCCAACTCATCGAGTGTGCCGTCATTGCTCAGAGTAGTCTGGAACCCGCTGTAGCCATCAAGGTCAGTCTCGCTACTATGACCATCCTGCAAACCTGTCTCTCTCTCCACGCGCACCACAAAGCCACCACTAGCCCGGATGAAGTCTGCCTCATCTCTGAACCTGACATCTGTCACTACAGCAACATCCTCGTCCATCGCCAGTAGCTTCTGTGTCATCTTGCTCACCCAGTAATCCTGACCAAAGTAGTGCCGCCTGAACTCCACCCCCCACCACTGCAAGATAGGCCTCCACCTCTCCTTGTCCATCTCCTGCATCCTGCGGTTTACGCCGGTAGCCTCAGCCACCTCATCCTTTAGCTGATCCGCAAATGCCACCTGTGCCGCATCGAAGCCATGCTCCGTCAGCCACTCCACCACCATCGCTCCGACAGTATCCTTGCCGCTGCGCTTCTTGCCGCTGATGCCGATTAGCATGACTGTCTGATTAGGTGTCTGATAAGGTGTCTGGTGCGCGTACCTGCCACCAGCCTCAAAGTGCTGTTATTGCTGCGTTTGCTCATCCTGCTGGGTGTCTGAAGTAGCGTCTGCTGGAGTGCCTGAAGAAAGCCCCGTGTGGGAGGGTTTAGTTGGGGGTGGGGTGTTGTGATGACCACCCCCCGACTGTGGGGTGCCCCCACCCTCATTCTCAGCAGAACCGTCATTGTCTGGTGGGTCTGTGGTGAGTTTCGCAGCAGATGCTTCTGGTTCTTCCGTTTCAATCACATTCGCTGCGGATACAACATCCGTATTCAGCCTGACTGACTGGAGATTCATTAGCTGATCTGCACTGATGCTGGACTCGATCCTGTGGTTGCGAACATCAACCTTCTTGCTTGTCGCATACTCGTCGGAGAACCTCGCTCCCAGTAGCTTCATGGCCAAATGACCGTCTCCGTTAGCTATGCCATCATTGACCGTTCCTAGCGCAAAAGCTTGGTATTCTGTCTCTGCCTGCTGGATTGCATCCGAGAAGTCAGAGTACTTCTTTGCCCAGTCATACAAGTTCGACTTCGGTATGGCAGCTAGTGCTGCTGCTCGCAAAACCGGAAGACCTGACCTGACATTCTTCAGGAATGCTTCCACCCTATCAGGCGTGTAACCTGTCCTCCTGCCTGTCTTCTTGCCTGTTCCCAGCTTGCTCTCCTGATCCGCTCTTGCGCTGAATACTGATGCAGGCATCTGTACCGGAGCGTTGTAAAGCTCATCCAGCTTTGCCTTTCTCTCGACGATCTCATCCTCGGTTAGCTTGACCACCTTGCCAGGCACCGGAGGCTTGTTCGTTGCCTTCTTACGTTGTGCTTTTTTGACTGCCATAAGTTTTTACCAAATTCTGCAACCGGGCCTCTCAACCATTACTGTCAGTAACCATTAGAACACATAGCCGCTGAGGGAGCGGACTTGAAGTTGGCCCGGTTGCATAAAAGTCATTCATACTCTCTCCCAGTTGTAGCCATCCCAACTCCTGTGGCTGGAGTCAGCGCACAGTTCTCTTGGAGGCAGAAACATCCTTCTCTCTCTTGTGTAAGGACAATCAGTCTGTAGCTCCTTCAGGAAGATGCGTCTCCTGCCACCGTTACGCAGTGCCTGCCTCTCCAGCAAAGCGTCAATCTCAGCATCTCCATCTCCGTATCTCGCTATCACTCTCACTCGCTTCATCGCTATATGCCTTTCTTGAGGCGTACATACACCTCAGAGACGTTTTTACTTCTCCAGAGTGTCAGCACAGCGGCCAAGGTGCTTTCGTACCTCAGAGAGCTTTCTAGCCATCTCTAGCCTCTGCTCATCTGTCAGCCTTGGCCTGGTGTCCTTCTTCTCCACCGTCTTCTCTGCCGCAAACGGCTTTGGCTTTTCGATCCCACTCGCCAACTGTCGCAGGTGATGCTCCATGCGCTTCAGTTGCCGGTACTGCTCCTGGTCTTCCTTCCTAATGCGGTTGCCAGCCACATCGTAGATGCCGTTCTCCTCCAGCATCCTCATCTGCTCACGCACCTGCTCCAGTTGGAGTTTGTAGGAGTAGGCATCTTTGCTGTTTAGAATCTTCATATCGGGGTATTAGCTATAATGCTATAGTGCTATAGTGCTTAATATGCTTAATAGCTTAAATACTTAAGTATATGTCTATTAAGCATTATAGCTATATAGCTACTATAGCTATTATTAGGAAATAAATGCACCTAAGTGACTGATCTTCAGTAAGTACTAAATGCAGTTTTTTAAGTTTCTTGCAGTTATTCATGGTTGCATACGCTTAGATATGTATTTTTTAGCAAAATCTACAAACTGTCTGTACTGCTGATTGTACGCCTCTCTGGTGTCTCTGAGATCGGAAACTGTCTTCTTGGCATGTAGCGCAGTGCCGTGATCTCTGTTGAAGTATTTGCCGGTTGCTGTGGATGAGTATCCTGCCTCCTGGCTAATGACCATGCACACCGATCTTGGCCAGACGATGTCATACTTGCGACTTCTGCCAAGTAAGTCTTCTCTGGGGATATCCCAGAACTCACAGGCAGCTTCTGTCAGCAGTTTCAGCCTACGTCTACTCTCAGGTGGAGTGTCTGGATATGCCTTCAGTTTAGTTTCCACAGTTCCAGTGCTGGTGTCTCGAAGCTGCCTCTCTTGCTGTGTGTCTTGTGGACAGTCTTCACCACCACCCACTCCTCCCCGGCTCTGTCCAGGTCGGCTATCATGTTCTTGATTATCCATAGTTCATCGACATTACGGCAGGGAAACGAGATGGCTACTCCACCTCTCTCCCTAGCCTCCTCCTCAGATATTGCCTTGTTGATCAGACTCATATTTAGGTCTGTAGTCCCTGCTCTCCTGCCACACTGTCCTCGCACCGTTGAAGCACCTCCAGGCTGTCTGGAGTTCCGACTTAGACCACCATCGCTCAATGATCGGTCTTGGCTCAGTAGCACTTATCACCAAGCTGAGGCAGTGCGGGTTTGGCCTCATCGTCTTACGATATGCCGCCAGTTGCCATGCCCAGCTTTCGTGGAAACTAGGCTTTTTATCGGCAGCCCAGCGTTGTGTCTTGTAGTCGATGATTGTCACCCCGCGCTGGTTCTTCAGTTCAGCCACCAGGTCGATTGTGCCGCCATAGCCTAGCTTCTTATTAACAACCGTCTTCTCTGCTGAGATGACCTTCTTGACGTTCTTCTGTGCCCACCTGATGTAGGTCTCTACATACGGAAAGATGTCCGGGTCTTCCTGCTCATCGTAGGTGCCCAGGTTGTACATCTCGATGCCGTGATGGACTCTGGTGCCAAACTCTAGGATTTCGCTCTTACTGCTCTTGGCAGCACCGTGGATGCGGTTGATGTAGTCCCGCTCTGGTTCTCCCTCTACATGAGGATTCTGGAGGCAATGACGCACCATCTCGTCAGCCTTCCACTTGGTCAGTTGTGGCTTTTCTATCACACCCAACACACTCGACACACTAGGAACCAAATTTTGCTTCCTAGCGTGCCTGAGTGTTGTTGGTTTGCCATCCTCCTGCCAGTGACAAGCCTCAGCCTGCATGTTGTACCAGTGCTGACTCGGGCCTGAGTTTTTCTCTTTTGGCAGTGGGATGATCATCAGTACGGAGCGTTTTCGTTCTGTCTCTTCTCGTAGGCAGCCTTCATGCGCTCCCTAGTCCCAGCACCGTCATAGTCACCTGACGGACTCAGTTCCACCTGGCCAGGCATGATGCTACTGATGTTGGCCCACTTGTCATCGCGGTGAATGATGTTCACCAAGGCAGTCTTGCCGATGACCGACTTTGCGATGTCCGGGCCTTGTGGAGTCATCTCCAACTCGATGCCCCAAGCGTCCAAGAACGGCTTCAGGTGGCCTTGATCCGACAGTGTCGCACCAAACATGCGATCTATCTGGAACGGCCTGCCGTCAGCCATCTTCTTCTCTGACTCAAACACAAACCTGATTTTGGCTTGTGGCTTTCTGTCCTCGGTGGCACCTGGCACCAACCTCATCCCGGTCTTGGGATCAGGCTCAATGCCGTATGCTTCACCACAATCAATGACATCCACGCAGACCACGTTGTGTGTGCCTGCCGGTGCCAGTTCGTATCCTGTGCTATTTGCTATTATCATCTGTTATCTATTTGTTGTTTTTCCAAACGTGGAAATTCTCCCCAACCTGTCAAAGCCAAGAAAAGCAGGTTGGGGACGGCAGGCTGGATCGGAACCACCTAGAAACCGGGCCTGCCAAAATTCGTTAATTATCATCACCGTCCTCCTCGCAGTGTGGGCAATCTATGCCAGTGCCTTCGTTGGTGAATGTACGCCCACAGTCTCTGCACTCGTCTTCCCACTCGCGGTAATCATCGTCGTAATCGTAGCTCATTGTTCTGTTACTAAATCTGATTCTCTTATGATGCGAAACCAGTCATCTGCTCGCACAGTCACTAGCCAATCGCAGTTCTTCTTCTTGTGCGCCACCACAGGTATCTGATGCTCCTTGGCATCCCTGATCGCCTGATCCATCGCATTCTGCACGTTCAGCTTCTCCACAAACTTCACCTCGTGGTGGATGCCTGGAAGGCTAGGGCAGATCACATCAGGTGCCTCTGTGCCGTCAGCATCTCTCGCTGAATGCTGGCAGCCTCGGATAGCCTTGAAGCCTGCTTCTCGTAGCTGATCTCGCCACATGCGTTCTCCTCTCGCGCCTTTGCTCCTGCTGTTCACTTGCGCTTCTTAAACACTCTCTGCCAGAAGTTGCGTTTCTTGGGTGCATCCTCCCGCTGTACTTCTGCCCTGCGTCTTGGTGCCTCCAACTCTCTGTCTGTAAACATGAAGCCGGTCTCCTTGCCGTCCACATTCATGATGACAAACTTGTAGTCTGCGTTCTCACCTAGTCGCTTCTTGGTGTTTGTGATTTGTTTTAGTTCTCCTAGATCAACTCTCATAGTGCTCAAATCTTTTGCTTAAAACTGTCCATGCTTTTGCTGCTGTTGCTGGCACAACTCCGTTGCCAAGCAGTCTGAGTCTGTCCACTCTGTTGGCAGTTGCGTCCAAAGTACTGGTACATCCATCAGTTGCTCCACCCAGCTTGGGTTTAGCTTTCCCGCTGTCTGACTCCCCAACCTTGGAAAGACCTGTCCGTTCTTTGTCTGGTAGCCGGTTTGGTTCTGTGCCTCCGGTGTCGCCCAGTTCTTTGCCTCCTGCGACAACTCTTTGCCTCCTGTGCCCGGTTTCCTCGTTGATGACGGATTGTTTGCTTTTGGTGTCGGCCACCGTGCGGGGTTCTTCCCAGTCGAATTGCTGCTCTCCAGGTCTGGCGGGGAAAGCTCTCCTCTCCTGCTCATTGCTTCCAAAGACCGGCTTTGCTGACTGTTGCCGCTCAGTCGAAACTTCTCTATTGACGCATCTGGAGTTGGCCAAAGCTGAACAACTCCCGACAACTTGTGCTTCTTCGCCACCTTCGCGTAATCCACATTCTCCCCACTGTCTTTGTGATCCCTCGCGCACGGAGTCGGCCATGATGAAGACTCTCTTTCTCTGGTGGCTTGCTCCGACTTCAGACGCGCTAAATATTCCCCACGTTGCTCGATAACCATCTTCATCCAAGTCGCTGATAACTGTGGAGAGTCCAAGCGAGATGTGTCCTTCGACGTTTTCGAGGAACACTCTTCCGGGCTGAATAACTCGTATTGCTCTGCGTAGAAACGGCCAGAGGTGTCTTGGGTCTTTTGTGCCGAGTCGGCTACCTGCTGCTGAGAACGGTTGGCACGGATAGCCACCAGAGATGATGTCCACCAGGCCGCGAAACGGTTCTGCTGGGAATGTCTTAATGTCCGTCCAGACAGGTGCCGCATCCAAGTCTCCCGCTTCCATCTTTGCGACCAGGTTCGCGATTGCGAAGGCTTCGATCTCCACATAAGCGACTGTTCTGCAACTTGGGAGAACTCGCTGGAGTCCGAGATCAATGCCTCCGTATCCAGCGCAGAAGCTGAGATGAGTTGTTTTGGTAGTATCCACATCAGCGTCCTCTGGCAAACTTCTCAAAATCCTCCACAGCAACTCTCCGCAAGCCTCCTACTCGACTGCTCTTCAACCTGCCTTTCTGGATGTTGCGCCTGACTGTCCTAAGCGTTGTGGATAGCAGATCGGCCACCTGCTGTGCTGTTAGATACTCTCTCACTTCAGCACCTCCAGCTTGACCTGGATCAGACCTGCGCGGGTGTCAGCAAGCTTGGCAAATGCTGCCTTGCTCAGATCGATCTCTCTGCCTTTTACGAACGGCCCACGATCCACGATTGTCACCACGATGAACTTATCCTTCGTAATGCTCACCTTGACCTTGGTGCCAAACGGCAGTGTGCGGTGGGCTGCCAGTGTCGGATCGTCAGGATCAAACACTGTCTTGTTGTCTGCACAGGTGTTGCCTCGGTACTTCTCTCCATACCAACTGGCAGTGACTCTGGGTTGCTCTGCGTATGGTTGGCTAGTGACCCAGTAGAACACTGCCGCGCTTAGTATTGCTGTGATTGTCTTCATTTGGCTTTTTCGATTAATTCTTCAACGATGCTGGTCATGTCTCTTCTGGCAATTTTGGCAATTCGCTCAAGTTTGGCTTTGTGCCACGGTGTCAGCTTGAAGTGACACGATATCTTTTTTTGTTTTTTTGCTTCTTCTAGTTCTGTTGTCATGTGAGTGTATGTACACCTCAAAATAAAAACAGGTGGACGTACACCTGTGGGAAAAAAACTACTCAGCGAATAGTTGTCTTTATGTCAGCCTTAATTGCTGTGTTCTCGTCATTTTGGCTGTCGAGGAAAAGCTTCCAAGCTTCTGGGTTTTTAGACGCAGCGTTCAACGCTCTGTTAAGACTGTCTATTCCACCAGGTGTCTCCACCAACAGCACCCTAGCCATGTATGCGTCATAGAACATTTCAGGAAACTCGTTCTCAGCTATGTCAGTATATCTGTCTCGCAACTTTTGCTTGTTCTTAAAAGCGGGTGCAGTAGCCATCTCGTTCAAAGCTATGTTCATCTTGTCAGTTTCTCCTTGCGATGCCAAAGCGGCAGCTTTCCAAAACGAAATTTGAGCTTTGCTAAAAATGCGGTTTTCATATTTACGCCACAAATGAACACCTGTGGAACAGACATTAATAAGCAAAAGCAGAATTATTGCTTTAGCCCACCAAGGCGTTTGTGTGACTTTGTCATAGATACTACGCAAGATTGATGCGTTGTTCTCTTCTTCTTGATGCTGCGACTCGCGCAGCTTTAGTTCTAATTTGTCCATCCCTGTTAATTATCTAATGCTTAGTGAGACATCCGGTGTCCCAGGTTAGTCTTTTCGTTTATCTCTCAGGTACTTAGCCTGATCAGCTTTCTTTTTATCTTGAAAGTCTTCAATGAGAATCTCCATCAGTTCTGACATAGATATGTCGTTTTGTTTGGCGACCTCACGCAGAACGTCCATGTCCTTCTCGTGTCGCCACACAGTTAATTGCTTTTTGTTGGGGTGCCGTTGTCCTGGCATGTTTTGGCTTTCTCGCACACAAGTGCTTCCCCAGACACTGGTGTGTACCCACCAAATGTCAACACTCGTGTACACGTTGTCAAACAAAAACGCATTACTTCTATCCTAGCTGTAGCTTAATCTTGTGCTTGCCGGTATCGACATAGTGATCCAGCAGAATCTGGATTGTGTTACCCAGCATCTCAGCGACTGCCTCCAGCGGCACTCCGCTCGCCAGCACCTGGCTTGCCCACTCCTTGCGAAGCTTGTAGGCAGTAAAGCCAAACGGCTTTAAGTATGCGTTCAGACGCTTGCCGTAGCCCTGCTCCATCTCCCAGTCGGTGCCAGTCAGCACTGTGTCACCGTCAGGATTTAAGTTAAGCAGAAACTGCCTATCCTCCTCGGTGAAGCTTTCCGGGTACGGTATCTGTCGAGCCACCTCGTTCTTCTTCTTCACGATGCGGTCATTCACAAAGCAGTCCTCCAGCAAGTTGCAACGCTTGGCGTTGATGACCTCGATGTTGCGCTGACCTGACACTCGCATGATGAGGTAGTAACCATAGACCATCGGGTCTTCGTGTTTCACCACATCTCGCATGTACTTGTCACAGCGCAGGTGGCGATCATCCTGTGGGCTGCGGTACTTCTCGGGCTTATATCGCTTCACCTTCAGCTTGGTGAAGTTAAAGTCTTCGCGGATCGTGTAGTACTTCAACATGCTCCGCTTGAACACTCCGTACTTAGCCTGCCGCAAAGAGACATTCAGCTTCTTCTCCAACTTCAGCTTGGCATCAGGAGTCTTGCCGGTCTTGATGACTTTCTCAAAAAAACTCTCAACACGATCTACTGTGCATTCGTGCGGGTAGTTGTCCAGAGTGTCACCGATGCCTTTGATGATCCTGCTCATGCCAGACTTGGCTGACCTGATCTGGTGATCACCGTTGTCGCTGTGTGCGTCCAACTCAGCGTATATCTGCCGCCAGTTCATCAACTCGCCGGTAGCCACCACAGCAGGTGCCTCGGTAGGTTGGTTGAGTTTGGCGATCTGGTCGCGGATGTCCTCGGCAGCGTCGAACTTGTTGTCGGCTTTGCTTTTGAGGAACTTGTCGATCTTCCTAGCTACTACTCGCAGCCGGTAGGAGAACCAACCTCGCCCGGTCTTCTTCAGCTTTTGCTGGACGGCTCGGTTGCCTGGTATCTGTATTTCGTTCATGGCTTTGTGCGGTGTACGGTCACCGTCTGGGGGGTGTATGTACACGGGTGTACACCCACCGTCAAGCCACAAACTGTAAAAAAGTTAATTTTTTTTATTTAGCGGATTCTTTGGGTTTTCGTACCAGTCCTTAGCTATTTGTCGCGCTTCATCGATGAAGACATCTGTGCTATCCCTCATCGTCTCGCAGGCAAAGTCATACCCGCACTCATACCGGCAGAACCACGCTTGGCTTTCACCTGTGTAGTCTGTCCAACGCTCAAACATCTTGCCGCAAAAGCAGCATACTTCTTCTTGGTTTTCTTTCATGGCTTTGTCGCAGAATCTGAAACTCCCCACAAACTCACCATGCTTGTGTGTCACCATATGTCACCACATGTCACCACATGTCACCTTTGCTGAGTAGCACAGGAGGATCAGATGATCCGCTTTTGTTGTTGTTTAGTTAGGAAAGAAGAAGATTTCCTGAGGAAAAGCTATGGTACCAGTGGAGGGACTCGAACCCACACTCTCGTGAAAGAAGCGGATTTTGAATACTTGTCTACTTGGCTTTTTCTCTAGGAAACAATCTCGTTTCCGCGCTTATCTGCTGAAACTCCCCACAAACTCACCATGCGCTAACCAACTATCTGAGCAGGTGCCAGGCATCGCGATACTGTTCATATCGACCCTCGCCTCTATCTGTCAGACCGTCCGGGTAGAAACTGATGTTCTTTGTCTTGGCAGCCTCAGCAGGCAGGACGTAGGTAGCATTATGATGCATTAGGTGGCAAATAAGAAAATCGTAGTTTTTGAAATTTTTGCCACCGTCGATTTTGACATCCTGGCCGATCCGCAACTTGCGAGGGATTGACCTGGTTTTGACCTGAATGCGGTTCAGCTTGCCTTGGAAGTGACTGACTAGGTCAAAGTCGTGGCTATTCTGGTTGGCAGCCCAGTAGACATCAAAGCCCAACTCAACGAGTTTTGCGGCGATTAGAAGTTCGCCTGCTTCTCCCGCTCTTGATTGCTCCCAGCGATCCGTAGACGTAGGCATCTAATCTATCCCCCGAGAGTCCGCGCTTCTTCGCGGCTCTCCTCAACTTATTCTTCAGTGCTTTCGGCATCTCCAAAGTTCTCAGCTAGGTAGGTGTTGAATGCCTCGTCCATCTCTGGCTTGTGGATCGCCACCCACAACTGAAGCACTGACCTGTCCACCCCGGCGAACTTCTTGTAGGTGTCAGCCATGTCCTCCAGCAGATTGACCTCCTCCTCGTTTGGCATCTCCAGTCCCAACTGCCTGACTAATGCCTGCAACTCGCGCTCGTTCGTGAATGCCTCAATCGGCGTTTGTGCTGCCATCAGGTCTCGCTCAAGTCGCTCATCCATCTCCTCCTTAGTCTCAGGACGCTCAGACATGACTTTTTTGCGGATGTCAGTCTCTTTGGCCCGCAAAGCCTCCTCCACGGCATTTAGGTCTTTCTGCGCTATGACATCATTCCGCAGGTTCTGTTTGTCGATCCTGGCGCGAACTGGGGCCAAGTTTTTCTGTAGGTTGCCACCAGAAAGCAGTTGCTCGATGTCAGTCAGTTGCTTGACCATCACGTTGTCCAAAGTGCCGCTTAGGACATCCTCATCGAGCTTCTTTAGCTCGGACTTGGTGTACTTGTCTTGGACATTGTCTCTGATCTTACCAAGCAGATCGGCAGCAGCAGTCAGTCGCGGAAACATGCCACCGATCAGATCATCTCGACCAGGTGCCGGTGGGGCTGGAACAGACTGATCCGCATCAAACGCATCTGGCATCTCTGCCAACCGTGGCTTGAAGCGGTCACTGTCTGTGTATCGCTTGACCGTTGTCACCTCGACAACCGGCTCAGATGACCGTCTGGCCATCTCCATCAATCTTTGTCCACCTTTCTTTCTCATGTCACCAGTTGCGGCATGACCAGTATTTTGCGGTCATCTTGCTAGGTTTAGGATTTTTGTCGCAACCGTGCCTAGCGCGAAATGACTTCTTCCTCGCTGGGCTGTCGCGCTTGATCTCCATGTTGGCATCACCGTACCGGATGACCTTGGTCTGGTCGCCCTGTTTGGCATTCACCACGAACTTCTTCTTGCCGTAGCCTGGTTCGCCTTTGCGGATGCGCCTCGGGCTATTGTGCTTTTTTGGTATTCCTGACGGCATTCTTGTTTCTGTGTCTGCGGATTGCGTTCAGCTTCTTCTCAGCATCTGCTGCCTCCCTCAGTCTGTTGGGAGATGAAAGTCTCTTTTGTAGTGTGAACACTGACCTCTGGCTCTCAGGCGCATCAAGCACATCGCTGATGTGTGGTGGATTCTTAAATAATCCAACACCTCTGCCCTCCAGCATCGTGTCATAACTGCTGTGCGGTTCTGCTCCAAGTTCCTCAGCGGAGAATCTCTTGCCACTCTTAAACTCGATGGCACCAACTATTGTGCCGGTTGGCTTGTCTAGGAACTCAGGCTGAGTTGTGTCTCTGACAATCTGGTTGTAGTCAAAAAAGCCTGCCTTCTTTGGATCGCCTATCGGTGTCCTAACCAGCCCAAACGTCTTGAAGAAGTTGCCTCGTGTGTCCCAGTCCCAGAATGCGTAGAAGTCCTCCAACTCAGCTAGGTTCTTGATCGGCTTTTCTAGCCCAGCGCGGTCACTAGCAAACTTCAGCATCTTCTTGAGGTCTCCCTGCTTGATCTTCTTTGCGCCTGACCTAGCCTTCAACTCCTCAACGAACACTTGCCCCATGCTCTTATTCTTAGCGTGGTTAGTGCCGTTCTGTAGCATGATGAGCGCAAAGCGTTGACCTGTGCGCTCAACGAAGTTGCCGATCCTCGATGCGGCACCTTTGTTGGATGCCCAGACTGCCCTACCAGGTCTGTAGGAGAACATCGGGCCACCGTGCAGTTTTATCTCCACACCTGAGTCTGGCACTGTGTAGGTCATGTCAGCCATCGAGTCGGCAGTGATGATGAACGGATCAGACTCGACTATCTTCTCCAGCGTGATCTTGGGAACTTTCGTTCCCGGCATGAACCTCACACCGTCAAGCGCACCTGGCCTGATCTTGACCGTCTCAGCAGCAAGTCCAGGTTCGTTGTTGGCTACCCGCTCAATGCCAGGCATGAACCTAACCTGCCCACCCAGCACGCCCTCCTCACCGCGCATCTGCGGTGTGATGTCGATGGCTTTGAAAGTGCTATCTCGGGGCAGAAACGGCTCATCTGGGATTGATGTGCTAAAGTCCTCAACCTTGGCACCAAACTTCTTGCCGTACTTGTTGAGGAACTGCGGGATCATGCGGTCGTACAAGTTGAATGCCCACTGTCCACCGACTTTGAGGTCAGAGTCAGTCAGCACTGTTGTTCTGTTGCCGCTCATGTCTGGACTGGTATCCTCGATACTCTGCAACGCTCTTTGTGCGACTTCTTTGCCTACATATCTCTCTAGCTGATTTGGCTCAACGTCACTGGCAATGAGAGAGTCATCTGCGGTGATTGTCAGGTTGCCGGTCTCATCGTCAGATATGGCAACTTTGTCTACTCTCTTACTCAGGTCATAGCGGTCAGCAGTCTCTTTGCCGTCTATGAATGCCAACTTGTCATAGCCGTTCTCAGCAGCATAGCGCAGCATCCGCTTCAGCGTTAACTCGTGCCAGGAGGATTTGAACGGTGCGTCTGGGACAGTGCCTCGTTCTGACCTCCTCACCTCGTTGTATTTGTTGATAGCGTTAGATACTGCCTCGCCTTCGTTTGAGCCAACCGCTACCTCAGTCTTGTCTGGACTGCTTGTGTGTGTAACTGCCCAAGTGCCATCATCTTTCTGGAACGCATAATATCCCTCGGGAAGCTTGCTTATTTCTGGCCTTGCATACCCAAGCTTCCTGCCTTCCTGATGCCAGTCACTCTGCAACTCCTCCAAGAACAAAATCTTTTCTCCATCTGGCCCGGTGCGGTCATTGAAACGAACGTGGCTGAGGATGTTTGGCTCGCTAAAGTGTGATGAGCGGAACGTGTTTTTAGATGACTGACCTTCCTCAGAGACCAAATAATCAGCAAGTACACTCTCAGCAGAAGATAAGTCTTTTACCACCGAGTCATCGTTCATCATCATCACCCAATAGTCTCCGTTGTCTAAAACAGCAATCTCGTAATCTTTATTATAGCGCAAGACATGACTAACCTCGGGTTGGTCTACATAAGTGTAACTTTCAGAAGCTGGGATTTTTTTTGGTTCACCTAACACATCTCTAGGTTTCTCTTCAGTCTCAGGCAACCTCAGCAACAACTCACGGTAGCTCCCAGGTTCTGCTCCGGGGAGTTGGTACTCTTGGTACTTGGTAGGTTCTCCTTCTCTGCCAAAATCCCGCATTAACTCACTGTCTGTCATGCGGGAATACATATCTACTGCTTCCCTCTCCAGCATGAGCTTTAATTCGTCCATAGCCGTGTCAGGATCACCGTATTTTATCAACTCGCCACTATCCGGGTTTCTTAGAGGCTTGCCGTCAATGTCATCATAAGTGAGATAAGATTTCTCACTTTCATCATACAGAATCTGGAACTTGTCAGATTCTCTGGACACATAATCATCAACTAAAGCATCTCGATCTGCTTGTGAAACGCCTTCAGCCAGCATCGTCTCCTCAAGCTGAACGTCATTCTCGCGGATGAACTCCACAAGCTCATCCTTGGTGACCTGCTTCTTGCCTCTCAGGAAATCCTCCAGCCCCAACCACGCAATCTCTTCCTGCTTCACTCCAGGTTGCTTGGCTATAGTGGCAAGCATCTGCTCACCTGTTCCTCGGTTGGGTATCTTGTTGCCACTAGCCACCTGCTCCACCCGGCTGAAGAAACCTAGCTTGTCTTGCGCGGGGCGAGGTTCTGCTGTTGCTGGCATGAACCTCTGCTTTGCCTTGTAGTAGTTGACCGGGAAGTTGTCACCCATGCCACGAGTGACATCCTTCATCCTGTCAAATCTCAGACTGATGAATAACTTAAAATCTTTAGCCGCCCTGTTCCAGTCCTTGCGGCTCAGGTCTTCTGGCTTTACTCCGAGGAACGAGTAAAGCTTCTCCTTCTTCATGCCTTCTGGAAACTTCTTAGACGGATCATTCTCGTAGTGAGTCTTGAGAAGCTCCATCATGTCAGTGCGGAAACTGTCCACATCCACTCTGCCATCTGCGTCAGCCCAGTCTGACCAAAACTTCTTCTTACCTGCCTGACCTAGCCACCTGTTTATCTTGTTCTCAAAATAGCCGATATTGAAGACTGTCGCATTGAAGTTCCCGGCACTGCTGATCTGCATACCGATAGGCGTGAATAGCTGAACCTTCATCCGAGCCTTGGAGTCATATCCTCGCCCTGTGATTGCCTTCCAGTAGTCAGCGAGGAACGGTGCGCCTTTGCCTTCTTTGATAGCATCGTTCATCGTCTTGATGACTGACTTGAGGTCAGGATGAATGACATCGTCAGGCGTTGCCATGATGGCATCCATCTGCTGCTCGTCGAAGTAGCTGCCTCTAAAGTTTGTGCCACCGTCAGCCGTCTCTCTCGCTTTGACTGTGAGTGATCCTGGGTCACCTTCAGCAATCTTCTCAGTGACAGGAGTTAGCGCAGTGACAAGTGCCGCAACTCGGTTCTTGTCCATGCGCGTTCTCTCTCTCGCAGTTGTGAATGCCGGTCTTTGTCCGGGCTGCCACCTGCCACCTGTCGAGTTGAGTACGTTGCCTTCTTTGTCAGTCTTGAGCCACCCGCTACTTGCCCACCGTTTGATCTCAGCTTCTGGTATCTTAGGTGTGCCGTCCGGGTTTTTCTTGAGAACGTCTTTTGCGTTGAGCGTAATCTCTGAGCCACCTACATCGTCAGTCTCAGAAACTCGGTTGACTAGCTTGTCCTTCTCCGTGATGTACTGCGCGATGAGGTGTTCAATCTGTGGTGACATGACCAACTCGCGACCAGTCTTTCGGTCTTTGAACAGCGCACTTGTGGCAGTCATCTCTCCTCGCGGATTGCCTGCCAGGTCAAACTCTACTCCAGACCGTTCAAGCAACTTTCGCAGATTGCCCAGCGTTGCCATCTTCAGCCTGTCGATGTTCATGCCGAGGAACTTGTCTTTGAAGTAATCCTTCTTGAGCGTGATGTTTCTGGCCTTGCGGATGATGCCGTGCCTAGCTGATTCGCCAAACATTGCGAAGTAGTCGGACATCAACTCCCTCGCCATGTAGTCGCGCTTGGTAGCGTCTGGCAGTGCGTCAAATGCTGCCAACTCTTTCTGGTTGTCTTCCTGCCTAGTTTGCAGTTCTTCAAGCTCGCGGTTTAGCAACCTCATCTCCGGTGTCTCTGGTGGCTCGATGCCATCGATCTCCGGTAAAGTCTTCTTCTTCTCAGCCTCAATCGCTGCCTCAACTTCTTTGATCTTGGCAGATAGGTCTGGGTACAGTCTGCTGTTGTACTGATCAGCAAAACTCAGCATGTCCTTCTTGCTGTAGAGTCCAGGCTGAATCACCTCACCGTCTGGCCCGTAGGTGCCAAAGATAGTCTGTGCTAGGTCAGTCTGAATGTCTTGTAGCGGATCAGACTTAACTGTCTCACCTGTGTCTGCGTCGATGTCCTTACGCATCGCACTCCACCTCTCTGTGGGGTGGAATAGCTCATGAAACAGTGTGAAGCTTGGAGTCTCTGCGTCTGTGTTTACAAAGACTGTATTGCTGTCCGGGTCATAGAAACCTGCCACACCTTCTCTGGCAGTTCCTCCTGTCTTCTCAAGTATCTCAGGTGTGTTGCCGATAAAGAAATTAACGTCTTTGCCTTTGTCGCGCATCGCGCCCATAAACAAATCAACTGCCTCAGCCTGGTTGGCCAGGTCAGCAACTGACAGACCTCGATCCGGGTCAACAAACCTCACTCGTTGCTGCTCAGGTAATGCTGAAATAAATCTTTTTACCACTGCCTCAGATGCCAGTTTGTGCATCGGAGTCTCCTTCAGACGCAACCTCAGCCCGGCATCAGGTACGGCACCTTTGGCTAACTCGACTCTGGCGAGTTGGTTCAGTGCTTCCGCTGAGTACATGCCAGCAGGTGCCGCCAGCGTGCCCAGTGCCATGCCTGCAATGTAGCCAGGGTTCGTTGGGTCATACGGCATGAAGGCACCTATCCCTGCCCCCATGCCTGCACCTATCAAAGCAGTGTCAGCCAACTTGCCTGCTTCAGATAGCAACCTGTTCGCTACTCGGTTGTCCAAGGTGACAAACTGCTTGGCTACCTCCTCGCGCATCGGCCTGATCTTGGCGACTGTGCCCAGACCGCTAGTGCGTAGTGAGTTGATCTTTGCGGCTTGTGCTGCTCCTCCAAGGCGTTGTGCGTTCTTCTCGATCTTCTCGCCTAAGCCGGTGACTGCCTTTGAGCTAAGTGCAACCTTGCCTCCAAATGCACCACCAAGCGCACCAGTCAGTTCCTGACCTTCTGGTGCCAACACAGCACCAGTGCCTGCACCAACTGCCATCTGTGCTGCTTTTGCAGTCTTAGGTGCCTTCTCAGCAAATTTAGCACCTGCCTCACCTACCTTCTGCACACCTCGGCCAACCTTCTCTACTCCTGTGCCAATCCCGCTAACAGTAGATGTGACCGGCTTGGCTAGGAACTCACCAACTTGTTTTGCCGCTTGTGTTTCTGCTGCCTTACCGGCTGCCTCGATCAGCTTCTTTGCGTACTTGTTGGTGACCTTGGGTGCCTGCTTTGCTGCTGCCGCACCAACCTTCACCAAGCCTCCACCGACTAGGTAGGTTGGGTCGAAGATCAGGCTGAGAGAGTCAGCTATCTCCGGGTCAATGCCGTCATCGTAAACGGCAGCCAGGTCTTCAGCACCAAACAACCTAGCCACATCGCCCATGCGCGATTTGCGTAGCTCAAGCTGCCTAAAGATTTGATTGCCGAACTCTTTGTAGGCAGCGTACTCAGCAGCATCCTCCTCCTCATCACTGCGGAACGGTTTAGCTACAAATCTGCCAACACCTCCACCGATCAACTTCAGTCCTTCTGTGGCTGCTAGGAATGACTCAGGTATGTTGGCAGATGCCTCCATGAAGCCTTCCTTCTCAATCTTGCCAGGTATTTTGGTGAAGCCTCGGGCCAACCCAGCGACTGCCTCCTTGGCTATCGGCCACCAGTCAACGCCTTCCTCGCTTTTGCGCTTCCACTCGTCGAACGTCATGATGCCACGCTCGTCATGAGTCATGACTCCCTGCTCGTTGTAGGTGGGTCTGTAAATCTTTTTGCCTGACTCGTTGTAGACAGGCACCTGAACCTTCTCGCCGGTTCTGTCGATGTAGTCGATGACCTCCTCGTACTCGACCTCCTCAGTTTCTGGCAGAGGCTGAGGTTCGTAATCTAGGAGATCATACTCGAAAACTTCTTCACCCCCAGTTGTCGAGGATGACAACCGGCGAGCTATTCTACTCGGATCAGGTTTCAGTGTGTCAGCCATCAGAGTTTTTTCAGTTCAGCCTCACTCTTCTTGATAGCCTTTAGTATCATTCTCCTCTGTGCTGCTGTGTCTTTGTCAGCCTTAGATATTCTAGGGCTTACTGGAGCATACGAAGGCTGAATGCTCGGAGGTGATGGCAACTCGCTCAAGCGTTCTCTAAGAAGCTTTAGCCTGTCTTGAATCTGCTGCTTCCTGTCTCTCGCGTCAGTAGTCGCTTCAGACTGGGTTGCGTCTATCGAGCCAGGGCCAAACAAAGCATCAAAAGCTTTGTCCACAGGTTCTGCGGGTGGGTTTGGTGTTGGAACAGCAGGTGCCTGTGGTGCAGGCGCTTTAACTCTGTTGATCTTGATCTTGCGCTTAGTGCCGGTTGACTTATCAGTCACCTCGACTATGTCTGCACCTGTGGATCGCATCTGCTCCACCAACTCTTCGCTGATGACTGGTTTGCCATCATCGGTTAGTTGTAGCTCATCAACCTCAACGCTTGCGGCAGGTGCTTCTTCTTCTCCAACAACTGCTGAACGCTTTGCTTTGATGTCTTTGAGAGTGTCAAGATAGCCAGAAACATTCTTTCTGTTCTTTGCCATCGTGACCAACTTGTCTTCAAAGCCTCGTGCAACCATGTCCATAGCTGCCTTGGTCAGCGTTTCGTTGACTTCCTCCGGGGTTGTTAGGTTCCCGATTGTCCTAGAGTACATCGCAACATCCTGGTCAGTCAGAACTCCAACCTCGCCAAATACTCCTCGCGCCAAGCCGGGTATGATCTTTGTGATCTGTGCCTTAATTAGCCTAGCCTTCTCATCGAACGGATTGGCACTCCTGATAATGCCTATTATCGGCCCGGTAGCTTCTCCCTCAAGTTCAGTCTTCAACTCAGCTATCCTGTCAGATGTGAACTTAAACTTGTCCAGACTCTCCGACTCGCTTTGGCTTGGTGCCTCATCCCAGACATACGAAGCCTGCACTATGTCATCAGTGTTGCCACCTGACTTGATCTTATCAAAATAGTTGTTGCGGCTTATGATGTACCTCTCCCGCAGTCCAGGTGACAGGTTGCTTGGCTTCGAGCCAAAGAATCTCTCCATGCCTCCACCTCCAAACTCGATGTCCTTCAGTTGACGCTGCCTCTCTGCCTCAATCTTGTCATTGTCGAAGCGCATCTTGTTTGTGTCCTCTCCGGTGACGTTGCCTTCATCGTCTTTGACAACTGGGCGAGGCATTCCTGGGTTGTTGATGTCCCAAGTCAGACCGATGTTGGCTATCTTCCGTTGCTGATCGCGGAATATCGGCAGACTCTCCTTCTCCTCGAACGTCTTCTTGAAAGCTTCATATCTCTTGAACGTAGCCGGGTCTCTGCTGATCTCAGGCTCAACCGTTGCAAGTATGTTCAGGTAGGTCTCTCTGTCCTGTGGTTGCTTAAAGTCCAACTCTCCTGCACCAAGATAGTCCACCAACTTGCCAAACGCATTCGTGGCAGAAACCTCGTCCTCGACCAGTTGTTTCCTTCTCTCCTGCTGGTACTTGAACTCTGTCCGCGCCATATCCAAACGCTTCCGCGCCATCGCGTTCCTGACGGCACTGTCGTAGATGGCTTGCCCTGATCTTAGTCCTGCTGCAAATGCTGATCCTGCGCTCATGTCTCTATGGCCCTAAAAGTTTATCTGTAATCTTACCTGCGGCTACTCCTGTCCCTAGCCCGAGAAGCTGATAGCCTATCGGTTGCTGGTTAGCCGCATAGTTCATCTGCTGGTTAAACGTGTTCATCGCAAACTGCTGACCCTGGGCACCTGCGTTGGGGTTCAGCGTTAATCCTGACTGAATGCCTACCGGATTAAACGGTGATGCTCCTCCCTGCGCTCCGCTGATCTGGCCAAACTGACTGACCGGCGTTGTGCCGCTTAGGAATGATGCAGCATTCGCCAGGCGTTGTTGCCTCATGCGAAATCCTGCGTCACCGACTGCCATAGCCTCAGCGGCAGCAGGTGCTGATCCGTAGATGTTCCCTCGGGCTAACTGCGCTGACCTCTCCTGCTGCTCAACCTGGTTCCTCATCTCCGGTGAGAGTTGGGTGCCAAGTGCCAAGTCTTCTTTGGCTGCCTCACCAAGCATCTGCCTTACCTCGTAGCCTGTTGGATCGGCTGCCTTCAGTTCCTCCATGCGTTGCGTGATGAAGTCTTTGCCGTACTTCTTCTGCACATCGAGCATCGTGGCAGCCATCTTGTCTGCTGACTCTGCGGCAAAATCTAGGTCGGCCTTGGTGGCATCCATGTCGCTGAAGCCAGAGAAGTCATAAGTGACCTCCTCCTCTCCGGTCTTGTTGCCTTTTGCGTCAAAGCTTGGAACCTTCAGAGTGATCTTCTTGCCAAACTTTGCTGCGTTAGCAATCAGCTTCCTGATGCCTAAAGTCTTAGCGTCAGCCCAGACTCCTGCCTCGTTGGCACCTGCTACATTTGGTGGATCAGGTGCGTCTCCAGAATCGAACCAACCTCCCATCTAAAATTCCTCCTTCAAGAATAGTTCTCGTATCTTCAAACTGTTGTTTCTCATGTTCTCGTATCCTCCAGTCAGATAACTCACCAAGATGAAGATATCTGCCGTTTGCTCGCATATGACATGTGCATGTAGTTGCTTAGGTTTCTCCTCGGACTTCTTCCACTCGTTGCTATCTCGCCATGCGTTCAGCACGGTGAGGTGGTGAGGCAATAAAGCAGAAGAATGTGCGTGGAAAAATTTGTTAGCAGGCAGGTCAACCAGAAGCGTCTGTGCGAGTTGGTATGTCTTCTCCTCAGCCCAGTCATCAATCTCGTCAAACAGGTCATCTATCAACCTGGTAGCCTTGATCCAAAGACGCATGTAGTCATACGCATCGTTGTCACCTAGCGATGCTGCACCAAACACCTGCTGCAAAACTTCCGGTGAGGGACTTGGCGACTTCAGCTTCATGATTCCACCCCCACACTGTTCAAAAAACCTCCTGCGTGGATTGAGCGCAGCGCGAGGTAGCGACTGGACGAAGTAGCCCCAGTTGTCTCCCGAAAGCTAAACTGCAACTCGCGGAACTCTGGGTACTGCGTTAGCGAGTAGCGGAATCGTTTCAGTAACGGACTGCCAAGCGTTGCTGGCAGTGTGAAGTCCAGCTTCAGGTTGCCTGTTCCGGTCACCAGGTTGGTAGCTAGATTCTGCTCCTCGGCACCGTCAAGAATGATGCCGATGTCTACCTCTGCGTTGCTGCGATCAAACTCAAACTCAACGAACTCCCCGTCCTTGGTTGTCACCTGCTCATTAAAAGTAAATGCGCGGGTGATGACCTCCCACTCTGTCGGAGTGTAGGAAGTTGTGGAAAAGTCCATGAAGTCAGTGTCCACCAGGTTGATGTCTTCAACAAAATCGCGGAACTGTAGTGGGTTGCCAACTTTGTCCAGATTGATGAGGTAAGGCTTGCCTGCGCTGAACTGCGTCACCGCAAACTGATACGGATTAATCTGGCTTGTCTTAACTCCAGAATCGAAAAGATTGTCTGTAATCTTGCCCCGCCAAACACCTGTCCAACTCGATGTGTTGGTGTTGTAGCATAGCGTGGTGTCGTTGACCTCACTGGTGCCGGTTGGCACTGAAAGCAGGTAGCGATTGTTCCAAAAGACTGCTGTGGCATTCTCGACTTTTGCCCAGTTGATCTTATCGACAACATCTTGGATCGGGTAGCTGATGACTCCAACGTCACTTGCCACCATGTTCTCCTCCATCGTGCGTCTGATCGATCTGACTCCTGTTCGCGATAAGAAGAACAAGTCTTCACCTACCTGCGCTATCGAGCCATGAGCCACACAACCTGTGGAGGCTGAGATTGTTCTGATCTTAAACGTGGAAGCTGCCGGGGTAGACGCGCCACTCGTTGCTGGCACTGGTGCTGTGTCCACCACATAGCAACTATTCTTGCAAAACACCACCACGTTGAAACCTACCCAGCTTGCCAACCCAGTCACCGGGTCACCAAGGCCAACCTTGAACGCATTGCCTGTTGGGAACGGTGGGGTGCCGTGAGCAGCATGTGCCAAGATATCAGAAACGTATATCTGATCATCGCTGGGTTGGTATGCGAACGCTCGAAAGTTGTTGCTGACTATGTACTTGGAGTTTGTCGGTGCAGCAGGAAACTCAGTCACCACAAACGCAGATGAGCTAGTGTCCCACACAATCTGTCCGATGCGGTCATTGCCGTTGTGGCTAGTGTAGAACAATTTGTCTGCCACCTGGGCGGTGTAGACTCTTGCGGTGGTGCTGTTCACCTTCACAGCGGCAGATGCAATATCGCTAACTGTGCCGCTTGAGTTAATCGAGTAAATCTTACCGTTGACGAAGACGATCAACGCCTCTTTCGCGTCAGTGTCAAAATAAGCTATGCCTTGGACGTTTGTAGAGTTGGACGTACTGCCAAGTAGATTAGCGAACCTGTGGAACCCTCTCCTGCTTTTGAGTACACCGTTCTTAGGTGCATCAACGTCTTTCAGCAGTTCAGCCTGGGACTCGTTTAGGAGGTTCTCGCGGAAGTTGCTGATCTGGCCACCAACGAAACTTGCCTGGCGATCATAGACCACCGCATCGTCAAGTCCGTCATTGTAGTAGACCGGCATAAACTAAAATCCAAAGTCATCGCGAGAATAGCCCATGCCGTATGCGTCAGGTATCAACCTAGTCTCCTTGGCTGACTGGTTATTCTCCTGATCCCGCACCACCTGCATCAGCGAGTTGGCCTGCTGTATCTCCAACTGCGCTTTGCCAAACTGCCTGCTGCGTTTGAGCATGTCTCCTGTCGCAAAGTGTATCAGCACGTTGTCAATGCCGCTGATCATTGCCGAGTCGTAATCACCCACCATCGGCTGAATTTTCTTTTTGCCAATGACGTACAGATTGACCGGGGCATCAGCGGAGTAGTTTGGCTTGTCGAAGAACTTAACCCGCTGAAACTTGCTGACGTTCTCCCACTCGGGCCAAAAGAAATACTTGCTGTTGTCTGACGCACTACGCACCTGGACATATCCTGCTGTTGTCTCCTTACTTATCGAGTGAACTGCTGACCAGGTGTTGGTGGTGGTGACTGAACTTGCAAGTGTCACCGTCTCCTTCTGCATTGTCAGTTCCTGTCCGTATAGCTCGCCAACAATCGTGATCTGCTTACCGTTGTCAGAACTGTCTGAGGACAGAAACTCAATAGCACCATAAGCAGGATCAAAGTTGATGCCTGAACTATCAATAACGCTAAACTGAGCAGTGTGTGCATCATTCTTGAAACTCTCCGGGTCAGTCATGAACTCGGTAATCAGTTGCGTAGGTAGCAGGTTCTGCTCGTTGTAGCTGATGCCAAGTATCGTCTCAAACTTCTGTGGGCAAACCATCTCGTCTGCCAACTCAGACACAACAGCAGTTGCGGATGCACCCGATCCAGCCCCACCTGTGAATGTCACCGTAGGTGCTGAGGTGTAGCCTGATCCTGAGTTTTGGATGTAGACCCGGCTAACAGCACCGCCACCAAGCTCAGAAGCAGCAGTAGCCCCGCTGCCAGCACCACCTGAAAAACCAACAGTGGGTGCGGAGGTGTATCCTGTGCCGCCATCGTCGAGTATGATTTGTGTGATCCTGCCATCAAACGGCAGTGTGGTCTGCTCTACATCAAGCGTCTCCCGCCACAGACCGGAGTTGATGATGTTCTCGTGATGTTGCCTGATAAACTCTTTGCACCTGGCCTTGCTGGTGTCATCAGTCTTGTTGACCAGGTTGCAGACGTAGTTGGCAATATCGCTTAGAGTCATGATGTGAGTCCGTAGAAGACTAGCGTGGCCAAACCGTCTGGGTCTCTCAGAGCGTTGATGTCACTGTAAGCACCAAACTTAACCGTACAACCAGCACCAGTCGGAGTAGCTTTAGATGTAATCCTGCCGTACAACTGATAGTCATCGCTGCCGCCGTTTAGGTAGTGCGCTGTGGCAATCATGACGTATTTGTCACTAGGCAGATCAGTATCAAACAGAATGTCATAAACTCCCGCACTGGTTCTCGTCAGGCTAGTCAGGTTGAATGAGTTTGTGATCGTTTGCGCTCCGTTGGTCGAGTTACTCGTAAACTCAACAAAAGCCTTGGCCAGCATCGGTGCCGCAGTAGTGATGCCCACCACATCAGCAGTGATTGCACTGGAGACATCTATCAGCTTGGACGCACTAGACACTCGGACAACTCCGCTCGTGCCTGTGGTGGCTACCTGGCTTTGCACCACAGACTGAGCAGTTGCTCGCTTCAGCGCACCGTCAGTTGCGTCCTTGATAAGTAACTCATCTGAGGAGTCAGCAGTGACGCTGGACTTGCCACCTATCAGTGTGGCTGCCGCTTTGATCTTTGTGGCAGCAGAGTCACTGGCATCCAACTCAAGATCGTCTGTGAAACTGACCGCATTGATGCTGTTGCTCGTGCCTGCCAGTAGCTTGTTGGCTGCCACAGCAACGTCAGTCGGATTAGCAGTGGCGTTGGTG